TGCAGTAGAAGTTATGCGGTTAGACGGTCAGTCCAGAGAAAGACTTGCAGCTGCACGTCTAGTCTTAGATTTTACAAAGAGCAAGCCAGCAACAAAGTCTGATGTCTCTATTAGTAAAGCCGAAGACTTCTTGGCATCCCTTTTAACTGAAGAAGAAGAGCAAACACATGAACAAGCAGCTGAAGGAAGTACGAAAGAAACTGCTGACTGATTTTGATTTTTACTCTAAGTCTGCCCTCAAGATAAGAACTAAAGAAGGCAAGATTCACCCTCTTAAAATAAACGCTGCACAGACAATACTTAACAATGCTGTTAATGACCAATTGTCTACCGAAGGCAAGATACGCATTATTATTCTGAAAGCTAGGCAGCAGGGTCTTAGTACTTACACTGGTGGATACCTTTATTACTCAGTGAGTCAGCAAGCAGCTAGAAAAGCCATGGTCATTACACACCATGCAGATTCGACTAGGGCTCTCTTTGATATGACTAAGAGATTCCACGAACACTGTCCAGCTATTCTTAAACCACACACTAAATACAGTTCACGAAGGGAGATAAGTTTCGATGTCCTTGATTCGAGTTTTGTTGTTGCAACGGCAGGTGGTGAGAGTATTGGTCGAGGTGAAACACTTACTCATGTCCACGCTTCAGAACTTGCGTTCTGGCAAAAATCTACAGCCTTGGACAACTGGAACGGACTCACTCAAGCAGTTCCTAACTCCCCAGGCACAGCTATTTTTGTTGAGAGTACAGCTAACGGTGTCAACGGTATTTTTTATGACCTTTGGCGTGGTGCTGTTAATGGTACTAATGGTTACGTTCCTGTGTTTATCCCTTGGTATATTGACCCTGCGTACCGTGAGAGTGTGCCAGAAACATTTGAAAGGACTCCTGAAGAAGAAGACTTAGTAGACAAGTATGACCTAGACAATGAGCAGCTCATGTTTAGGCGTAAGAAGATAGCTCAGAATGGTATCGACTTGTTCCGTCAAGAGTATCCATCGTATGCCGATGAAGCCTTTTTAACTACTGGTAGACCTGTGTTTAACCCTGAGCAACTAGCAGAACAGTTGACCTCTACAAGAGACTTAGAGTCTCGTCTTGCTTTAGAAGGCGATGAGTTTGAGAACAACCACCGTGGAGAGCTTTTTGTCTTTAGACCTCATGTCCCTGGTGAGCAGTATGTCATCGGTGCTGATGTGGCTATGGGTGTTCGTGGCGGTGACTACAGTTGCGCTCAAGTATTAGACTCAAAGAAGCGTCAGGTCGCTATATGGCGAGGTCATGTACATCCTGATTACTTTGCGACAATCCTTTATAAGCTTGGCGAATACTATAACGAAGCTCATATCTGTGTAGAAAACAACAGTCATGGAATCTTGACATGTACCCGGTTAGGTAAAGACATGGCCTATGGAAACTTTTACACAGAAGTACAGCACGACAAGGTGACTGACAGAGAAACTGTAAAACTTGGATTCTCTACCACCGCAAAAACTAAACCCCTAATCATTGACAAACTAAGAGCGTCAATGCGTGAAAATGAAATAGAACTCAATGACAAAGTGACTATAAGAGAAATGATGACATACATCGTTACTGAGTCAGGTGCTATGCAAGCAGAATCTGGTTGTTTTGATGACTGCGTTATGTCCTTGGCCTTAGCAAATTATGTGCATGAGGGTGCCTGGGACCCTATTGATTCTTCAGACAGCTACTACATAGAGATGGTATAAAAATGGCAAAGAAGCTAAAAGAGAAAAAACTGTCAGATAGCAACATCGTTGCTTTGGTAGACGAGCAGGTAGGCTTATCTGTTGGCTTTGCAGACTCAGAGTTATCTACAGAAAGAGCAAAGATAATCGACTATTACAATGGAACTTTGCCCAGACCAGTACATGAGGGTAACTCTAAGTATGTTTCTTTAGATGTGTACGATGCAGTTGAGAGCCTGAAAGCAGCTTTACTCGAAACCTTTAGTGCTGGTAACAAGACAGTACGTTTTGCTGCACAAAATGAAGATGACGTAGAGAAAGCCAAAGTCTGCACAGAGTACACAGACTACGTTGTACACCGTCAAAATGATTTGTACACAACTATGTCTACAGTTATCCATGACGGTCTTATTGCTAGAGCAGGAGTTGTCAAAGTATTCTGGGAAGAATCTGTTGATTATGACTATGAAGATTTTACTGATATTACTGACAGTGAACTGAATCTACTGCTTGCACAAGAAGGCGTAGAGTTAACAGAAAGCACCACTGACGAGCTTGGATTAATCTCTGGCAGCATAAGTATTGAGTCTGACACTAGCCAGGTAATCATTGAGAACGTAGCTCCAGAAGAGTTTCTTATTGAAACACAAGCAAAAAGCTTAGAGGACGTTAACTTCTGTGCCCACAGAACTAAGAAGACACTGTCTGACTTACGTCTTGAAGGTTACTCAGAGAAACTATTAGACAAGATTGGTGAACACCACGATGTCGACATGGATACAGACCCAGAAGTCCTTGCTAGGTTTGACAATGTAGGAAACTTCCGTGGCACAAAGACTGGTGGTTACCAGGACCAAGTCCGTAACGTCATGGTCTATGAAGCTTACATTATGTTAGACGTTGAAGGCTCAGGTGTCGCTGAGTTATACCGTGTCATTAAAGCAGGCAACGTATTACTACTAAAAGAGAAGTGCGCCAGAAAACCATTCGTTACTTTTGTACCTCTACCAGTGCCTCATAGTTTCTACGGTAACAACTATGCAGACAAAGTAGTTGCTACTCAAAATGCTAGGACTATATTGACTAGGTCTATCTTAGACCACGCCATGATTACTAATAATCCACGTTACACAGTAGTCAAAGGCGGCCTTACTAATCCTCGTGAGCTGATTGATAACCGGGTAGGCGGTATTGTTAACGTGAGTCGTGCAGATGCCATTGCACCCATGATGCAAGCCCCTCTGAACCCCTTTATCTTTAACACGATACAGATGTTAGACGAAGACAAAGAAGACACTACAGGCGTGTCTAAGATGTCTCAGGGCCTTAACAAAGATGCTCTTAGCAAGCAAAACTCAGCTGCAATGGTTGAGCAACTTGCGACCATGTCTCAGCAGAGACAAAAGATAATCGCTCGTAACTTTGCTACTCAGTTTGTTAAGCCTTTGTTTCAAGAAGTTTATCAGCTTGTCTGTGAGAATGAGCAACAGGAACGCATTGTCGAGTTGTCTGGCAAGTATGTCCCTTGTAATCCACGCGATTGGAAAGAGAAGCGCGATGTTGTCATCGAGTTAAACCTTGGCTATGGAGAGCAAGAGAAAGAGTCTCAGAAGTACCTGGCACTTCATGCAATGATGACTAATGACCCTAACCTATCAAAGATGTACCAAGCACCTAACCAGTATGCTTTAGCATCAAAGATTATGGAGCTGACAGGTATTAAAGAAGTCAGTGCCTACCTTACTAATCCTGAGAATCTACCACCTGAGCAACCAGACCCTGCAGAAGAAATGCAGATGCAAATGGCACAGAAGCAGCTTGAGATACAAGAGCGGCAGACGGCCATGGCAGAAACTAAGGCTCAGGTAGAAGCACAGATTAGTCAAATGAAGCTAGAGCTTGAAAGAGCAAAAGCTGAGAACCAACACGCTATACAGTCTGACAACCTTGACCTCAAGGAAGAGCAGCTGAAGCACAAGAAGTTAATCGCTGCAGCGGAGCTACTACTGGCTCAACAAGCTGAGGAGATTACTGCCATTGCATCACCTAATGGTTAATGCATTGACCTTAAACCTATGTTCTTAAAGGAGAGCAAAAATGACTGAAGAAGAACTAACTGTACTTGGTAATGACGCGGAAACTCTACTTGCAACAGAGTCATTCACAAGAACTATAAATCTTATGGTGGACTCTACTGTCCAATCATTCTTAGCTTCTGCACCTGATGAGGCAGACAAAAGAATTGAAGCCTATGCACACTATCGTGCTGTGGTAGACATTGTGAATACTTTGCGTCAGCAAGTCGAAGTGCGTGACCAAATCGATGCCAAGGTAAACGAAACTAATGATGAAGAAGAAGTAATAACTGAAGAGGAATAAGACCATGCCTAACGGTAACGTCAATAGCAATTCCATTTCTGAAGCAGCACTGACATTAGACGATGCTGCAGAAGCCATACTTGGAAATTGGGAGGACCCGGAAACGGTATCCGAAGAAAAACAAGAGGCAACAGATGAAACTACAAGTGAGACTGAAGTAGAAGATTCTGTCGAAACTGAAGATGAAACTGAAGACCTAGAGTACGAAGAGGACGATGAGGACCCTGAAGAGGACGAGTCTGAAGACACTGAAGATGACCAGGAAGAAGTAGAAGAACAAGACGAAGACAGTGAAGAAGCTGAAGTCGTTGCGTTTGATGATGATACCCTGGTAGAAATTAGTGTTGATGGTGAGTCTAAGCAGGCATCTATCAAAGACCTTAAAAGATTGTATGGTCAAGAAGCGTCTTTAACTAGAAAGTCTCAAGAAGCAGCATCACAACGCAAGATGGCTGATGAACAACTGCAAAAAGCTGATGCGTCATTACAAGCAATGATTAGTCGAGCCCAAGAACGGTTCAAACCTTACTCTGAAGTAGACATGCTAGTTGCGTCTAAAAACATGAGTGCTGAGGATTTTACTCAACTTAGAGCAGAAGCTAAACAAGCCGAAGATGACCTCAAGTTCCTAACTGAAGAGGCCGATGGTTTCTACGGATACGTTAAACAACAGCAGTCCCAAGCTATGCAAGAACAAGCGAAGGAATGTGTCAAAGTTCTGCAGAGAGAAATCCCTGACTGGAACAATGCGATGTATAACGACATCCGTCAGTACGCCATTACTAACGGTTTACCTGAAGAAGCCGTCAATCAATATGTAGATCCTAATGTCATTATGTTACTGAATAAGGCTCGCATGTTTGACCAAACTACTAAGGTAGCCACCGTAAAAAAAGCCAAAGCAGCGAAAAAAGTCCTACGAACTAAGAAGGCACCACCGTCTAAAACTGACATTAAGCGTGAACGTCAGCAGAAAAATGTGGACCGCCTAAGAAGTAACAGTAGTGACTTGGATAACATTGCAGATGTCATTATGTCTAATTGGGAATGATGCTAACTAATCTCAATTTTTTATAAAGGTAATTTAACATGACTATGCTTTCAAGCTATGCAACCGTGGGGTTGGCTGAAGACGTTTCGCAAACCATTGCAAACATTTCGCCTAAACAGATTGGGCCGCTATAGAGTAATCTATAGTTGTAACTAGGAGAATTGCTGGAAAATCGTAGTAGCGTGGTAGCTGCCGACAATCAGCAGCCGAGCCTCATCATGAGGAAGGTTCAACGACTATCCCGAAAGGGAGTACACCCAAGTGGGTGGAAGCACCTAGCCCCTCTTTTATAGAGGGTGAAGATATAGTCTGACCAGCATAGAGATATGCTGCAGTCCTGAAGAGGGACGGAGTAGGAAATAACGAGCCTACTTGAACATAAGTGACATCCACACCATTTCAATCAATGATTAAGACTGAGAAAGTTTCAGCTCGTAACTTTGATTTTTTAGAGGACTCTATTAGGGCAGCCGGAGTCAATGCGCTTGTAGAAGGAGCTGATGCTTCAACTACAGCTATTGGTCAGCCTACTGTTCGTTCTAACGTCACTCAAATCATCGGTGAAGCATTTAAAGTTGCTGCTACTGTTGATGCGGTTAAGACTCATGGTAGAGCAAAAGAAACAGCGTTAAAAATGGTATGCGCTGTATAAATCATGTGAATTCAGGGGAAGCCTAAGTCGAAAGATATGGTAATCCTGAGCCAAGCCTCAATTCTTGAGGAAGGTGCAACGACTATTCCGTAAGGAAGTACACCCAAGTGGGTGGAAGCGCATGAGCCTGCAGTTAAAACAGGCGTAATATAGTCTCATCTTATGTCGAAAGCATAAGCAGTCTTAAGGATAAAGACGGTTCAAGAGTAACGACCTTGAGCGAAGATTGGTCAAATGATGCCTTGGCCAAAACTTTAAAAGCAATCAAGCTCGATGTAGAAAAGGCTATGGTTGGAGTAGACCAAGCAGCGGTTAACACTAACGCTTCTACTGCTCGTAAGATGGCTTCTGTTTCACAGCAGATTTCTACTACTGTATATGCAGGTTCCAATTCAACTGACGCGCTTACAGAGGCCAAGTTGATTGAGCTGCACCAGACCTGTTATACCAATGGTTCTGAGCCAACAGTGCTTATGATTAAGCCAGCTGATGCAACTATCGTTGCCGGGTTCGCTACAGCCACTGGTCGTAATCGTGAAATTGATGCAAAGACATTGGTTAATGTTATTGACGTAATACTTACTCCATTCGGAGAGTTACGAACTGTCATCAACAGAAATCAATTGTCAACTCATGCATTCTTGGTTGACCCATCCATGTTTAAGCAGTGTGTACTGCGTCCGTTTACTCGTACTTTACTTGCGAAAAATGGCGATGCAGATACCCATTTCGTAGTGGGTGAGATTTCAAATAAGCATGTGAACTATTCCGATTCTGGAATGATTACTGGCCTGTCTTAAGTTTTATAGATAGCTAGTAACTGTAGTACTTGCAGTGGGGCCTGGGTATCCAGGTTCCGCTCTCCTTACTGGAGCTTAGGTCCCATCTGCATTTTACTTATTAAAAGGAGAAGCCATGTCTACTATAGACACAAAAACCACCATGCACGATGTGCAGACAGGAGTCCTCCGGGACAACGATGATAGAAACTTTACTATCAAGCAAACACAACACATTCCTCAGAGTTTTCTAGATACGCTTAAGAGACAAAAAGAAAGCTCCTTAGACTTCAAAGAGAAAGACTACATGACTGTTGCATCAGTCCCTGTGTCTGTCCATGAGAAGTGGCTACGCGAAGGTTTCGACATGCTGAAGGAGCCTGCATTCAAAATAGTTGCCAGGTTAAAACAAGAGAACCTGGACGCATTCCTAACAACTAAAAAGAAGGTATAACCTATGAACAAGGGTAGTCTAAGAACCCAATTTAAAGCTGTATTAAACCGCAGCGATATCACTGATACCCTTGCTGATACCTTCATTGACCAAGGCATTACTAGAATCCAAAGGACTCTAAGAATACCTTCAATGGAAGCCAAGCACACTTACAATATCTCTACGTCTATCACAAGCATTGTACTGCCGTCTAACTTCTTAGAAGCAATTGACCTCTACTATGACAATAGGACCTTGGTAAGGATTCCTATGGCTGAAATGCAGGACCTAAAGAAAGCAGGTACACAAGGCAGTCCTTACTATTTTACTAGGGAAGGCTCTACCTTCTTGGTTAGTCCATACCCAAGCAGCGGTAGTCTCACTCTTAACTACTATGCTCAGTTTGTCGATATGGTTTCTGATACTGATGAGAATGCATTAGCTGCTATTGCTCCAGACTTAATCATTTATGCAGCTCTAACTTATGCATCTGACTATTACTTAGACGAGAGGTCTCCAGTGTTTGAAAGTAAATACCAAGCATTCCTCGATGAGATACAAGTACAGGCAGATGACCAAGAGTTAGCCGGGTCTCTCCAAAGCATAAGACCAGCGTATACACTCTAACAACAAAGGAGCTTATCTATGGCTAAATCAAGTTTCTTTAGTACTACTGGTATTACTGCAACTAATACTAACGTAATCGAATCATCAGTTATCTCTGCTGCCAATAGTGCAGAACTTGCAGCAAGTGCATTTGATTCATTAGACGATAGGTATCTAGGTAACAAGTCATCTAATCCAACTGTAGATAACGATGGTGAGCCCTTAGTTGTTGGTACGCTTTATTACAACACTGTGTCTAATCAAATCTTAGTCTACAAAGACGTTGGTTGGCAAAACCTTACAGCAGCAGGTTCACTACAGGTCTCACAGAATCTTGCTGACCTTTCCAACACAGAAACCGCAAGAAGCAACTTGTCTCTAGGAGACTCTACTCAAGACACCTATTACATCAAGTCCAGAGCCTCCTCTGGTACAGCTATAAAAGTCGAAGGCACTATTGAGGCTTCAGGTAGCATGGATGCAACGGCTTACAAACGAAGTGGGACAACTTTTTTAGATCCTACAGGCTCACTCACTAACGTCACTCTAGACGCAGGAAACTTTTAATAACTTATACAACAACACCAAATGAGGCTCTCCCCCCATGGCACAAACAATCAAAATCAAAAGAAGTACAGGCTCCTCTGCACCTTCAACACTTGCAAATGGTGAGTTGGCCTATCTAAATAACTCTACAACTAAAAAGCTCTACATAGGCCGTCCTGGAGGGGGCACTGGTGACATAGATATTATCGGTGGTAAGTATTACACAGATGTTATCGATGCAAGAACAGCAAACTCTGAAGCCGCTGTTGCAACGACTACTACATCTGGCAGGACATACAAGGTACAAAAAGACAGCAATGACCATTCTGTTGTAAACGTTCCTTGGGTTGATACTAACGATGTATACACTTTACCTCTAGCTTCAAGTAGTACTAGAGGCGGTGTAAAAATTGGCTACACAGAGAGTGGTAATAATTATCCTGTTGAGCTTAGTTCTGAGAAGATGTATGTCAATGTTCCTTGGACTGACACCAGTGGTGACAACAAGTTACCGCTTGCTGGTGGAACCTTAACTGGAGATATATCTTTTGGTGATAACGTAAGAATTAAAATGGGCGCTCAATCTGGCGGTGACTTAAATATCTACCATGATGGTACTAATTCAGTTATCCAAGATAGAGGTACAGGAAACTTACAGTTACTTGCTAATGATTTAGAAGTAAAAAATTCTCAAGGTAACACTTTTTTCCAAACGCATAGTGACGGAGAAACAACTTTTAGCGCTGGTTCATCAGAGATTTTAAAACTCTTGGTCGGTAGCGATAGCGCAGTAAGAGCCGATACTAATATACGAATTAACAGTTTAAATGGTAAGTTCCAAACAGGGGGAGTTGCTGTTGCTAATAGTGGAAACGGAGCAGAGTACTGCTTTGAAATGTTTGGCTCTACTAATAGTTCAGCTACAGATCACCACGGTAATGTTAAAGTTAAAGGTGGTGGAGATTTAAAACTTACTACTGACAGCACTTCTAAAACTCAAGTTACCGCTGGTAAGTTTCAGTTAGCTAGTGGTACAGACATCAATGAGTTTAGCATTGATACTGATCTTGCAGGAGAGAGTGACGATGCAGTACCTACTGAGAAAGCAGTAAAATCTTATGTAGATGGTAAATTAGGAAACTTTACTTTCAGTGGCGATACAGTAAAAACCTCTGGCTCTACGATGACTCTTGACCCTAGCACTGACGGTGCAGGAGGGACAGTAAAAATAGAGGGTAATCTTACTGTAACAGGTACTACAACAACTATAAATTCCAACACTGTTAGCGTTGGTGATTCGATAATCCAATTAAACACTGACCTACCTCACAGCACTACAGCCGCAGATGGTGGCATTGAAGTATATCGTGGGCAAGTCGGTGGTGATGGTTCAAATGAAAGGGTACACGCGAACATTCTTTGGGATGAAAGTGTATCAAAATGGACTGTAGATCAAGCCACAGGTACAGCTTCAGCTATTTTAAGTGCCGCTAATTGGGGCTCTGAATACACAGGCGCAGTAGACGGTGGCTCTTTCTAAGCTCGTAACACCCTGGTTACACCCTATCTCTCTCTCTAGTCTATATAGACGACACCCAAATCCTACTCTAAGGAGAATGCCAAATGGCACAGACGATTAAACTCAAGCGTTCAGCTACCCCAGGAAATGAACCAGCATTAAACCAATTGGAACTTGGTGAAATCGCTATCAACACTGCTGATGGCAAAATGTTTATCAAGAGAGACAATGGTACTGCTAATGACCCTACTATAGTAGAAGTTGGTAGCACAGGCTCATTCCTACCGTTATCTGGCGGCACACTCACAGGCAACCTAAATCTTGGCGATAACGTCAAGGCACAGTTTGGTACGGGTAATGACTTACAGATTTATCACTCAGGAACTCACAGCTACATTAAAGATGCAGGCACTGGAAACTTAAACATTTTAGCCTCTACGTCTATCAACCTGTTGAATGGTGATAGTTCAGATTACATGGCTCGTTTTAGTGATAACGGTAGTAATCAATTCTTTTACGATGGAAGTCAAAAGCTAGCCACAACCTCCACAGGCATCTCAATCTCAAACGATGCTAACTTCCCTGATAACGGTAAGGCTATCTTTGGTGCTAGTAGCGATCTTCTCATTTTTCATGACGGGACTAATAGTCACATCAGGGATCAAGGCACTGGCAATTTAATCATTCGCGGTAATAATTTGTCGCTTCAGACTTTTGGTGGCGCGAGTTACTTAGAGGCGGCAGTAGGTGGTTCAATAGATCTGTATCATAATAATTCTAAGAAACTGGAAACCACCTCCACAGGCATAGACGTAACAGGCTCAGTGACAGCCGATGGGTTGACTGTAGATGGTGGCGGTGTATTAGCAACTTTTGGGAATACCGCTGGAAACAATAGTATTGGAGTAACAAGAACAACAACAAGTCCATCAACAGCATATTTAGGTGCGTATTCAAACACTGGAGTTATTAATTACTCAGGTTCTGGCGGTTTTAAATTTACAAACCTTGGGTCAAATCAAGATAGCTTTAAGATAGCCAACAACGGAGACATCAGCTTCTACGAGGACACGGGCACAACGCCTAAGTTGTTCTGGGATGCTTCTACTGAGCGACTAGGGTTGGGGACTGTTTTGCCTCAAAGAGAGCTTGAGGTTACTGGCTCAGGGAATGTTTACATACGTGTTACAGCTCCGTCTGCTACAGATAGTTCTGCTCTTGAACTTAAAAATACTACAGAAATGTGGACAATAAGAAATGATGATACAGATGATAACAATTTTAAAATTCAGAATGACAGCGGCACAAAATTGGTTATTGATCGTGACACGGGTCGCTTAGGAATTGGTACAACGTCTCCAGCTCAAATGCTGAATTTGACTAGCACTGGATTTGCTTACGCTAGATTAAATAACTCTTCATATACTGGTATAGATATTGGTCAACATACGAATGGTAATGCTTATTTTAATTTAAGAGACAACAAAGCTCAGGTATTTTTAACAAATAACACAGAACGCCTAACCATCAACGCTGACGGCTCATCAGTTTTCAGTGGGGCAGTGAGTTCTACAGGCGCAACAACTGTTAACACAGATTCAATCAACATTGGTTTCACCGCCCCTAACGGTGAGATTAAGGTTAAAAACAGCAGTGCCTCGCCCGCCGCTAATTTAGATTTTTATACGACAAATACTAGTGGCACTACATCTTTGGTACAGCGTATTACGCATGACGGTAAAGCAGAATTCTCAGGCAACATCACAATGCAACATGATGATGCACTTCTTTTTATCAAAGAAACTGATGGAACCAACATAGCCGCTATTGGCGATTTAACAGGTGCAGGGCAAGGTGGAGCGTTCTATTACAATCACGGTGGCACTGCAACTATACAGTTAAAGTCGTATGAAGCATCGACCATTGGTCATGGTCTAAATGTTGGTGGCTCAGTGACAAGCACAGGGCTTACTATTTCAACTATATATCCAAAGCTACAACTAAATTCTACCTCTGGAGTACCTAGAAACTTTAGTGTCGGTACGAACAACGAAACATTTACTATTCGTAATGAAACTGCTTCAAGTGATTCGCTGACCATATCAAACACAAACAATATCAACATCCCTCAATCCCTAATGGTGGGAAGCACCACTGCTCCAACGTCGGCATTAACAATAGGTAGCGGTACAGTCAACGGTACGGCTATAACCATAAACTCGCCTTTCACCACTAACAACT